ATTGTAAAATTTGGTATCGTGCGCCATCTGTTTTCTCTGCTGGCGCAGCAGGTGCCAGTTGTTCAGGCTGACGGATGGATTGTAAACCAGAACGACCAGAAAAACAAAACCCGCCGAAGCGGGTTAAGTGCGGGTGCGTTGAGGATGCCTGACACATCAGCGGTGGCGAGGGATTTCTCCCCCGCCTGGTCTCTTACTCCTCAGGTTCGTAAGCTGTGAAGACAGCGACCTCCGTCTGGCCGGTTCGGATTCGTACCTCGCAGAGGTCTTTCCTCGTTACCAGTGCCGTCACTATGACGGTTAAACAGATGACGATCAGGGCGATTAACATCGCCTTTTGCTGCTTCATAACCTGCTTCTCCTTGCCTTTCGGCGCGTAAGAGGCTAACCTACGTTTGTGAAGCATAGATTGGGCCTCAGATTAATGTTAAGCGTCTTGCAGGACGCGTAATGTTAACTGGGGCTTTTCTCTGTCTGCCTTACGGTGGCATGCCCGAGGCAGACAGCCTCAAGCACCCGCAGCAATTCTACTTAACTCTCGCTTTACAGCAAACCGTTTTGCCCGATATGGGAATTCCCATACGGAATGAATTCAGTTCCCCAGGCGCTCCATCAAAAACACAACCAGGCAGTAAACACCCACAACAGCAATAACAGCCAGAGCGCCTTCCATTACCAGTGAAATATCATCCGACATATTCCCTCCCTTGGTGTGAATCCCGGCGAACGTTTTTACCCCCACCGACAAATAACATATACTAGAAAAGCAATAGCTATAGCAACGCCTGCAAATGCATCTGGCCGGCTCATTGGTTCTCCCCCTGTGTCGCTTCTACTGCGATCTGACTGGCGTATTCGTTAATGGTAACGATAAGTTCTTGCTCGGCCTCATCCAGACAACTACCGATACCTCGCCTGTCCACTTCAGAAGCATCGAAATCTGCACGAAGCCTGGCGACCTTCAGGATTGCGGACAACACCTCATCAGGGATTGCCGGAGAGTTGGTTGACGTTTCCGAGATTATCCGAAAATTATTGGTTGACGAACCCTTATTTTCCCGAAAGTTTCCAGCCTGAAGCATGGCGGCGCGGTGACACCAGATAATCCAGCCAAGCGCCATATCCCATGCCATGTATTCTCTATCGCCATTTTTTGCTCTGCGGCGATCTACAGATTCCCCGAAACGCTTCTCCATAAATAATTCATAGGCTGCCCGTTCATCCGATACTGATGCCAGTGATGCCAGTGCAATTTTTAATGCGGTAAGCATGTTGTTTTGATCTTCATCGAGTCCGAACGGTATTTCATCCCGTGATGACTCAATTCCGGTAATCGTGTACTGTAGCCATTCTTTGGTTAATTCAGTCATTTTTCACTACCGCCCTTTCGGGCGGTCTCCTGATGTTCTGAGGGTGCAGGAATCCCTCCGGTTAAGGATTTAATAAAAATCATTTCTGATTTAAATTTTCAGTGTTTAGTTGTTGGTTTATAGCCTTTATGCTTCGGCCTTATTTCTCAGCCATACACAAACAGGACCATCTTCGGTGTCATGTATCGAACCGATAAACCATCCCTCACCTTCTGGTCGCTCAGGTTCCCATGCTGAAATATCAGGGCCATCTGCGTCCAGATTAAAATCATCTTCATCCATACTACGGATAGCCCACTGAAGATTATTTTTCTCCATCCAGGCGTTAAACTCTTCCGTTGAAATATATTCCCGACCATCACAGAATTTTTCATATTCAGGATGCGTCCAGCAGCCATATTCATTACGTTCCACTGGCATTTCTTTAATTGCGCTCATTTACCCCCCTTATTTAATTTTCTACGACACTTTTTACAATCATCTGGACTTTCGAATGTATCCGGCTCACGCTCATTGCCAAAATACATCCACCCACCGCAAGTACTTGTTATTTCACCTTCAGCAAAATAATGATGCTTTTTCGCCATAAGTGGCCTTGCCCAGCCCGGATTCGTTTTACTCACTTGTTGCCTCCTTTGCGAAGCTCTGCGACTAACTCGTCACATATGTGCGTCAAAGAGCAAAGTTTGATTGCTGGATGTTCGCGCACCATCTCCACACCCTGCGCCCGCAATTCTGCCAGAAAAGCGTAGGGGTCAGTTTTTTCACTGTGGTACATGGCATCATAGATAATCATTGCAGCGACACCTGCCTGTCCTGCATCTGTGACGGATATATGCTCAAGGGCTACGGCCATTGCGTGTTTCAACCTCTCATTTTCCACCTCAAGCACCACACGATTAGCCTCCAGCTCTTCTATGCGTTTTTTTGCTGCTCCCAGCTCAACACGCAGCTCCTGATAGTTAATCTCGCTCATTCTCCTTCCTCCCGCACTGCTGTTTTATATGCCCGAAGCACATGCGATGTTTTTCCTGACACAGTGCTTCTCAGAAAGAAAATTCCACTGGTGTTTATTACCAGATACGGGTCAGCAAGACGCAGCATATCCAGTATGTGATTATGTTTTCTTGTTTCCAGCACCGTACTGGAAATAAGCATATGTGACACGGGGCCGAAATCATGATATCTGATTTTCATATCATCACCCTGCTGTAAAAATTACCCGTTATCTCCTGTCGTTATTTTCTGTATGACATCACGATGCTTATTAATTTCCCGCAGCGCGGCGCATAAGCGCTCCCACTTCTGAACCTGACCTTTTGCCCGGCGCAGCTCGCGGTTAGCCACATGCAGCGATGGTAAAATCAGACCATCCGGATGCTTTCTGATGAACGACGACTGTGACTGCACTGTGACCGCCACACTTTCAGTTTTAATTTCTTCCTGTGTTTCCGCTTCCCGGACTGGTAACGCAACACCTGCCGGCTGAGGAAAGGCTTTACCATCGGTTTCCGTTACCGATGCAGCTTTCGGCTCTGCCGGTAAATTATCGCCCGGTATGCAGTAACGATATTGACCGTCCTGATTTACGCGAATCAGACGACCTTTGCTGACAGCCATCGCCAGTGATGAATTCGCCCGGCGGGAGGTAATCCCGAACATTAACGCCAGTTCGTCAGCCGACTGAGGACCATGCTGTTCAATCGCGTTAATCAGCATCTCTGCAGTGGTTTTTGGGGCCGCTTCAGTTGCCTCACTCGTCAGCCACCACATCGACCCCTTGTTATCAGCTTCGCCACGACGCTTCAGCTTCCAGAGTTCGGTAACAGCATCGTCACGGCTGATTTCAAGACGGGCTGCAATCTCGTGCGACGAGGCTTTTTTCAGTGCTTTCAGTGCGTCAAAAACGGTTTCCATTAAATTTTCCTCCCGGTAAAAATTACTTCTCAACTCAGACAAAACCGGCCGCCTTCCGGCGCTCATATTCCTGTTTCAGCAATTCAATTGGCGTTGGCCCTGGCGGGCGTTTGGGTGCTGCCAGTTGTCGCCGGACTGGCGGAACACTGAGGCCATTACCAACATGCTTTGCCCATTTCGTCAGCTGCCTTTCCACAAGCCGTTTTAACTCCCCTTCGGTCATCTGGCGCTCAATCCCCTTTGAACGCATCTCGAGGCAAATGTGGTACAGCACCGGCTGTGGCCACGGGTATTTATCACTCCCGTCGTACCGCCAGGATTCATTCCTCCAGCGACGGTATTCCTCCATCACGGCATCCACCGTCAGGCCAAATGGATTTGCCCCGCTCTCCGAAATCAACGCCACAAACTCAGCCAGATCCGGAGGCCACGTTTCACCCGCCCGGCAGCGGTCCATGCACCGACGGCAGATCTGCCGGATTTGCTGTTCAGTCATCGCGCCAATCTGAGCAATCCAGAGTTTCGACGGCGCAGCCCCGTTCTTCTGAGTCCAGCGGTTCGAATACACCTCCCCCATAAGCTCCCACAGCTTCCAGGCCGTTTCCGTTGCTGATAAATCCGTTTTCACGTTCCCACTGTTCGCGTGCAGCCCGGATTTCCTGAACTGCCCGTGATGCGGTGCCACCTGGTGCTGCATGGCTTACCCCCTTGCTGACTGGTTTTACCTGTGCCCTGACGTGCTGCACGTGGCGGGCAAATTTCTGCTCCCACTGAACCTGCGTGAAAACCTTCCCCTCCGCCATCCAGTAATCCCGGAATGCGGCAAGCTCAGCAGGTGTAAACTCAGGCTCAGGCAGAGCCATACCCCACACTGCTGCCCGCTGTCGAAAATCCGGCGACGGTTGCCAGACTCCAGTCATCGGAAATTTCCCGATCGGTTCGCTCAGGCCGTCCAGGTATTCAGGTTCGGCTGTCTGCAACGACGCGTCATTCAACTCACCGGTCGTAGCACTCTCGCGCATGCGCGCGTTATGTGTGGGGTTTAATTCTTTATCTGTATCTGTATCTGTCGTGATTTGTCGTGACATATGCGTGACGCGTCGTGACTCATCGTGACAATCAGTGTTCTGCTTCCGCAGTCTTTCCCGCTCCCGCTGCGCTCTCTTGCGCTCTGCCGGGGATTTTGCGGTTTGCGAAACATTACCGTTATCCTCCTTCATCACCTGGCGTTTTTCCCATCCGGAAATAAGATCACCATCCAGAACTCGCCCCTGCATTGCATGCAAAATTGAATCAATCACGTCTTCCGTCACATCAAGCGCACTTGCTAAATCTTCCGTCGTGACATCAATGTGACCACGTAGTGACACGCCGTGACATGTCGTGACATTTCGTGACGCACTCACCAGAAGGTGGATATACACCGCCATCACTGTTGCGATTGGCTGTCCTGAGACCCTGGCAATGGTTCGCCATTTGGGATCATTTGGCATGTCATGCCACAATCTGAGCCAGGCATTAGCCATACTCACCTCATCTGATACCGAACTTTACCCTCGAACATCCGGAATAAATCCGGCATGAATATTGTTGGTCAATGCACGACAACAGCATTACCAGGCTGACCACCACTGTTAGTCAGGGTGCCCCAGGCGATCGCCGCTGCGACAAAATCATCCACATCTTTCACCAGCCGATCCCTCCGTTCGACGATCTCACGGTAATATTCAGAGCTGTGACTGCGCATACGGGCCACCAGCAGAGGCGGCATTGCCTTTTCGATCGCCGGTAACAGAGCCTGAATTTTTTCAACAGCATCAGGGGTGTCTTTATCCAGCCAACGGAAAATTTTCTGGGTATTACGAGCCAGGGCTTCCGGATGGCTGTCGTCGTACAGTTCCGGGAACGTCATCCCCAGCTCGAAATAAGTCCGGGCTATTTCAGCTGCAGGAACTTTCTCACCGTCCGGATAGGCCCAGGCATTGATCGCCATGCGGATGTGCTCATGTTTGATTTTCATGAATCCCCCTTTCCTTCGCCCTGAGTGGTATCCTTCTTTTTGTAAAGTTCTGGGTTCAAAGATAATTTCCCCTTGGAGTATGCAGCAGCTTCCGCAGCCCTCCCCTTCGGAACTATTTCACCAGGACGCTTACGCCACATGTAAATAGCTTCGCGGGTTATCCCATAAAAATCGGCAACCCTCTGAACAGAACCAAAAAACTGGACAAGTTCATCAACTCGCATTTTACCTCCTAAATCTAAGTATTTTTAGATTACAAGATAATTTTTTTAGGTCAATGCAATCTAAAATAATTTATATTCAATTTGCAGGAGAAAATGATGGAAAGCCTTGGCATCAGGCTTAAGAGACTTAGAAAAGATAAGGGGCTGACCCAAGTAGAACTGGGTAAGCTTTCAGGCGTGACTGGGGTTACTATAGGGTACTGGGAGAAAGATCTAAACGAACCAGGTAGCAAAGCTCTAAGTAAGTTAGCCCAGGCATTAGGAACTACTGAGTCCTATCTCCTATATGGAGTATCGTCTCCTGAATTATCTTTTGTACAAAGTACCTCAGGCACCAAGATCCCCTACCTTTCGTGGGGTGAGGCGATTTCTTTCCTAATCTTAAAAGGAGAGAAAACAATGGGAAATGTCGATAGGATCACCACATTCTTTGATGTCGAGGAAGGTGATTTTGCCGTTTCAATGCCTGATGACACAATGCATAACCCATCAGGATCACCGAGTATCCCAGTTGGTGCTACTGTGATCCTAAGGCCAGGAGAAAGTTATAAAAATGGCAGCATCGTCGCTGTAATAGTTCCGGATCCGCTTAAAAATGAACCATCTATGACTATAAAGAAATTAGTTATTGATGGGAAGCTTGTGTATTTAAGCCCTCTCAATCCACGCTATCAGTCATCCTTACTTACACCAGAGTGTAAAATTGTTGCCGTAGCAAAAGGTGTACAGTTCAACTTATAACCCGCCACGTCCTTTACTTGAGGTCGGCAATGCCGACCTTTTTTTTTAAATTAATCTAGATTTATCTTGACTGAAAAACTAAATACTTTTAGATTTATTACATACCACCCTACCTCGCCCCACAGAACGTCGGGCAATACCTCGAGTTACCCGGCAGTGGTCAGGGGTTAAGTAGCCAGCCCGAGGCGTATGAACATGACGGCGGGAACACTTTGTATAACAGCGCAGCAGGTTTTTAGTTCCGCGACCCGGCGTTAAGGGTAAATGAGGTCAACATGGATATGCTCAATCTTGGCAACAATGAATCTCTGGTGTGCGGAGTATTCCCCAACCACGACGGCACGTTTACCGCGATGACGTATACCAGAAGTAAAACGTTTAAAACCGAAGCTGGCGCGCATCGCTGGTTAGCAAGAAACGCTAACTGATTAGCGCCAGTAAAAACAGGTTTCCACAGGTTAATTTACCCTGAAAAGTCAGGGCATAACACGAAAGCGCACGGCGAGATCCCTTTGCATATAAGTCTTGTCGTTAAATTTCTTCGACCGTGCGCTTCTGGTTGTGGCAATCCGCGAAATGGCGCGGCGGTAAGTATGGCGGGGTTATTCCTTCCCCCATTGAGGACACCGGGTTGTCAGGTTGACCATACGCTTAAGTGACAACCCCGCTGCAACGCCCTCTGTTATCAATTTTCTGGTGACGTTTGGCGGTATCAGTTTTACTCCGTGACTGCTCTGCCGCCCTTTTTAAAGTGAATTTTGTGATGCGGTGAATGCGGCTGAGCGCACGCGGAACAGTTAAAACCAAAAACAGTGTTATGGGTGGATTCTCTGTATCCGGCGTTAATTGTTAACTGGTTAACGTCACCTGGAGGCACCAGGCACTGCATCACAAAATTCATTGTTGAGGACGCGATAATGGAAACGTTATTACCAAACGTTAATACGTCTGAAGGTTGTTTTGATATTGGTGTTCTGCTCAGTAACCGGGAGTTTACTGAAGATGCCATTAACATGAGGAAATATGAGCCTTATCTGCTCAATGATAATTCCATACTTTCCCGAATTGCTCTTCTTGAACTTGGTATTTTCGGAGAACGTCAATGACTTCAGCATTTGCACTGATGATGACGGTTTTTCTTATAACGGGTGAATCACAGAATGTGATTACCGGAATTTATGCCAGTAAAGAATCCTGCCTCCAGGCAAGAGACGAGCAAAAAATTTCTGGTGAATGCCTCCCGGTAAAAAAAGTATCGCTGTACCTGAATAACGAAACACCGGCTGGATAACCCTCCAGCCATATTAACACCATACCAACGGATTAAAAATGCCAGCAATGGCAGGGATTCGTTCACCCTGAAATCTGTAATGAGGTAAAACAAAATGAGTAAAGTCTTTATTTGCGCCGCCATTCCGGACGAACAGGCAATAAAGGAAGAAGGTGCAGTCGCTGTAGCCACTGCCATTGAAGCCGGTGATGAACGTCGCGCCCGCGCAAAATTTCACTGGCAATTCCTGGAACATTATCCGGCTGCTCAGGACTGCGCTTATAAATTTCTTGTTTGCGAGGATAAACCCGGTATACCCCGCCCTGCCCTCGATTCCTGGGATGCTGAATATATGCAGGAAAACCGCTGGGATGAGGAGTCTGCTTCCTTTGTCCCGGTTGAGACTGAATCAGATCCGATGAACGTCACTTTTGACAAGCTGGCCCCTGAAGTACAGAACGCTGTCATGGTTAAGTTCGACACATGTGAAAACATCACCGTTGATATGGTGATTAGCGCGCAGGAATTGTTGCAGGAAGACATGGCAACATTCGACGGACATATCGTTGAAGCGTTGATGAAAATGCCAGAAGTTAACGCCATGTATCCGGAGCTTAAGCTGCATGCCATCGGGTGGGTTAAGCATAAATGTAAGCCTGGTGCCAAATGGCCCGAAATTCAGGCAGAGATGCGCATCTGGAAAAAACGTCGCGAAGGTGAACGCAAGGAAACCGGAAAATACACGTCTGTTGTTGATCTCGCCCGCGCCAGAGCCAATCAACAGAACACTGAAAATTCAACAGGAAAAATCAGCCCGGTCATTGCTGCCACTCATCGCGAATACAAGCAGACATGGAAAACACTGGATGACGAACTGGCCTACGCTCTCTGGCCTGGTGATGTGGATGCCGGAAACATTGACGGCAGCATCCATCGCTGGGCAAAAAAGAAGTTATCGACAACGACCGCGAAGACTGGAAGCGTATCTCGGCATCAATGCGCAAACAGCCTGATGCCCTTCGCTACGACCGCCAGACTATTTTTGGCCTTGTCCGTGAACGTCCGATCGACATTCACAAAGACCCTGTGGCACTGAACAAATACATTACTGAATACCTGACTACAAAGGGCGTGTTTGAAGATGAAGGAAGAAATCAGAGCGCAACTGATACTCTCTCGTCGCCAGTACCAGAAACTGATGCAGTGGAAACGGCAATTCCGGACAACGAAAAAACCGAATGCAAAGTGGAAGTCGAACCATCTGTAGAGCGTGAAGGGCCGTTCTACTTCCTCTTCACCGACAAGGATAGCGAAAAATACGGTCGCGCAAACAAACTTTCTGGTCTGGATAAGGCACTGGCTGCAGGGGCTACTGAAATCACGAAAGAAGAATATTTCGCCCGAAAAAATGGCACATACACAGGTTTACCGCAAAATGCAAATACCGCACAAAATTCTGAACAACCAGAACCGGTAAAAGTTACCGCTGACGAAGTAAAGAAAATTATGCAGGCAGCCAATATCAGCCAGCCTGACGCCAATCAGTTGCTCGCCGCATCACGTGGTGAATTTGTTGCAGGGATTAGCGACCCGAATGATCCGAAATGGGTGAAGGGGATTGAAACCCGCGATTCTGTGAACCAGAACCAGCAAGAAACGGAACAGAACGACCAGAAAGCGGAACAAAACAGCCCAAATACGCAACAAAACGAGCCAGAAACGAAACTACCTGAACCAGTAGTGCAACAGGAAGTGGAAAAAGTCTGCACCGCCTGCGGTCAGACCGGCGGCGGCAACTGCCCTGATTGTGGCGCGGTGATGGGCGACGCTACATACCAGGAAACATTCGATGAAGAGTATCAGGTTGAAGTTCAGGAAGATGATCCGGAGGAAATGGAAGGCGCTGAACATCCACACAAGGAGAACACTGGCGGCAATCAGCATCACGATAGCGATAATGAAACTGGCGAGACGGCAGATCACCCAATTAAGGTGAACGGTCATCAAGAAATCACATCCACCAGCAGGACGTGTGACCATCTAATGATCGACCTTGAAACCATGGGAAAAAATCCTGATGCCCCGATCATCTCAATAGGTGCAATATTTTTCGATCCGCAAACCGGAGATATGGGACCGGAATTTAGTAAGACTATCGATCTGGAAACTGCTGGCGGAGTCATTGATCGGGACACCATTAAATGGTGGCTTAAGCAATCACGCGAAGCGCAATCTGCCATTATGACCGATGAAATCCCGTTAGATGATGCACTGTTACAATTGCGGGAATTTATCGACGAAAACTCCGGTGAATTTTTTGTTCAGGTCTGGGGAAATGGAGCCAACTTCGACAACACGATTTTGCGCCGTTCATACGAACGGCAGGGGATCCCCTGCCCGTGGCGTTACTACAACGATCGCGATGTACGCACAATCGTTGAGCTGGGGAAAGCCATAGACTTCGATGCCAGAACGGCTATTCCATTCGAAGGTGAGCGCCATAATGCACTTGATGACGCCCGTTACCAGGCAAAATACGTTTCAGTTATCTGGCAAAAACTGATCCCGAGTCAGGCTGATTTTTAATGTTCAACCGCCGCCAGTTGTCGTTGATATTCTGCAACTGGCGCGTTCCGGAGTGATAGCCATGAGCGAACAGTACCTGATAACGCTCGACGAGTGGAAACCAAAACGGTTCAGTCTCCCAATAACAAACACTACCCTGGTGAAATACGGAAAACTAGGATACATCGTTCCAAGACCACAAAAAATTCGTGGGCGTTGGCTGATAGATCGCCGAGCAGTATTTGTTGGACCTGGTGAAACAGGAATTGCGCCGGAAATTCATACTGGCGATGATGATGCACTGAAGGAGATTTTAACTCATGTCACCGAGGCCACGAAAAAACAGCACTGACGTAGCCGGACTTTACGAAAAATTTGATCGCAGAACTGGCAGAGTTTACTACCAGTATAAAAACCCTGTGACTGGAAAATTTCACGGGCTCGGAACAGACAAAGGTAAGGCAGAAAAAATCGCTTCCACAGCCAATCAGCGAATAGCTGCAGCAGAGGCTGAATATTTCATGCGCAAAATTGATGAAAGTCCGTCAGCAACAAAGCGTCGGGGTATCAGATTAAAGGCATGGGTTGATCGATATCTGAAAATACAGGACACGCGACTGAAAAATGGAGATATTGCAGCTACAACTCACAAAGAAAAAGCCCGAATGGCTGCATACCTGGTTTCCCGTCTGGGAAACCACCCATTGAAAGAACTGGAAGTAAGAGACTTTGCATTAATACTGGATGAGTGGCTGGATAAAGACATGGTCAGCACAGCGAGAGTAAATCGTGGATTATGGGTTGATATTTATAAAGAAGCACAGCATGCAGGGGAAGTTCCTCCTGGATGGAATCCTCCGGAGGCTACCCGTAAACCGATCCCTAAAGTAACTAGAGCCAGGCTCACCCTGGAAGACTGGCAAAAAATTTACAACGCAACGCCTGAAAAACACTTTATCCGTAACGCAATGCTTCTTGCGATTGTTACTGGTCAGCGCCGTGATGACATTTGCCACATGCGTTTTTCAGATGTGTGGAACGAACACTTGCATATCACCCAGGGAAAAACCGGAATGCGTCTGGCGTTACCGCTTACACTACGCTGTGATGCCATTGGGATAACGTTAAAAGAAGTTATTGATGGGTGCCGAGACAGAATATTAAGTCCATATCTAATCCATAGTCGGCACCAGAAACAACCAAAGCCGATGAGTAAAGACAACCTGAGCGACTACTTTGCCAAAGCACGGGATCTGGCTGGGATAACTCCACCAGCAGGAAAAACTCCGCCAACATTTCATGAACAACGCTCCCTGTCAGAACGACTGTACCGCACGCAGGGTATTGATACAAAAACATTACTGGGACATAAAGTCCAGGCAACCACCGATCGTTATAACGATACTCGTGGTCAGGAATGGGTTAAATTGGTTGTTTGACGAAATAAATGCAGCTGAAAAATGTTGATATTGCTTTGCTAGTGTAAAAACCCCGGCATCAACCGGGGTTCGGAGACTAATCTTGATCAGGTTCCTGCTTAGAATAATGTTTTCCAACAATAAATGCCGTAACCAATGCAACAAGATCTATTGAAACGAGAGTTCCGGCAAGAACTGTCTCCCCCATGACGCCAAAGACAGTGGCAGCTAAGATGATCAATATTGCCAACCAAAAAGCCTTTGTTTGACCATCTCTGGCAATATCAATGCTATCAGCCACTGTTTTATGGCGATGAGCCTGCTCTTTTTCGGTCAACTCAACAAGTCGATTTGCAAGCCCAGGCACCAGTTGATCATACTTTTTAAGCATTGAAGGTGGCGGAACAGGCCCCTGAAAATGCTGGCAAACAATAGCCCGCACCTGCGGACTATCCAAAACCCTGTTTAAGACCTCTGGATTTTCGATTACTCGAGAAACCAGTTCATTATCCTTTTGTTCTTCACAAGTGAGTTTGGTGTTCTCACTTTCTTTTTGATCTGGCAT